CCGCCTTTACGCATCATTTTTGACTTCATCTTTCCGCCATTTTTCATGCCTTTGGCTTTCATCTTGCCACCGTTTTTCATGCCTTTGGCTTTCATTCTTCCGCCATTCATCATGCCTTTAATTTTGCCACCGTTGCGATAGCCCTTTTTCTTTTTCATCATTTCAACCACCCTGTTGCGAAATTAGCTATTACACCTACAGCACCGCCAAGACCCATCATAACCCAGAATGCACCTTTCCAACGGTTTGCCGTAGCTCTTAATTCAGACATATCGGATTTCATTTCCTTCATGTCATCTTGAAGGGCTTCAACTCTTTCTTCTAATCTTGCTAAAGCCACTTCTAGTCTTTGTTCGTTGGACATCTTTTGCACCAACTTCAATATTAGTATTCTTTAATCAAACTAAGTATTATGGTGTAAGTGTCACCATTTGCGTGACCTACAGTTGTAAACTTAATATCACCTGTTACTCCACTACCTGCGTTGTTCGGTATACCACCAAACGAACTATAGTCATGATCACCAGATTGATTTTCGCCTAACTGTATGGCAAGAACGTCAGATGTAGCATCAAACAAAATATTTACTTTCATGCCAACACACTGCCACCATATTTTTTCTATAGTGACACCTGTACAGGTACGACCTTCGTTTGTTGCTAAACTACTAACATCAACTTTAGTGACAGCACTTTCACCTGTACCGTCACTTATGTTAGTTAGTTTGATTACTGCTCGTCTATTATCATCTACTAGAGTTTGACTTGCTACTGCATCAGCCATGTTTACCCCCTAAAATACAGAGTATTCTATTTCAAGAGTACCACGAAAAGCTGTTAAGGCTGTGTCACAAGTAGAACCTGCACCTAAATATAAATGCTTGCTTGCGATTGCTGCACTGATATTTGGCTCAAATACATGATAAGTTCCAGCAGTAGCATCTAAATCAATGTCAATTTCAGTCACTGAATCAGTTGCTGAAATTCTTGGATTGAATGATGCAACCCCAGCACCTACAATTTCTGTGCCTGAAGATATAGCAGCGTTAGTTGCTGTACCTGACGTTGCACTAAGTTGTAAGTTTGCTAATGAATTAGCGTCACTTGCTGCAGCAGTTGTAATTCCAAGCACTACTTTGTGGATGAAAAATTTTGATGCTGTAACAAGAGCATCTGGATGGTCTGTGTTAAGCTCGCCTAACTCTACAAGAACATCATTGTCTGCATAAGTTGTGTCAGCAGCATTTGTGTCTGCTAAACTAATTGCAAATGTTTGAATTTTTCTTGTACCCATAGAAACTAACTGTCCAGTTGAATTGACTGAAAAGCCAGTTTGTGTAATAGCACCAGTAGTGCCATTTTTATTTATAACATTGAACCCACCTTCTGATCGAATTGGGCCTGTAAAAGTTGTATTAGCCATTATATTCTCCCTGTCTCGGCTACTGTCAGCTTACGCTGTCAAAGAAAATTAAAAGGGGGGATTGCTCCCCCCTAAGATTTATGCTCCCGGTGAGCCGTAGTATGCAAGCGGATCGGAATATCCAAAAGAATATCTCTCTCTGCCTTTGTATCTTACGTTACCAGTATCAAAGTCGCCTTCCATTGAAGTCTTCATTGGAACACGAACAAAGTGCTTAAAGCCATTTGGAATATCAGTCTTGATGAAGAATGCATCAGTGTCTGTCAAGTAGTGGTTAATTGAGTATCCACCACCTAAAGCATTACTGCTTACTAGTGCATTTACATCGTTGTCTGAAGTTCCGACACGACCTTCACTCTTCATTAATCTCTCAGCTACGAACTGAAGATCTGATGGAATAAGTAGTCCAGTTGGTCGAGCAGCTATTTTAAGCCCTCTTTCATCTGTGTACTTTCCAATAGCGATCACAGCCGCTTCAAGAGAAGTTTCGTTTAAATCAACAGCAGTTGATGGCCTGTTGGCATTTGTGCCACCGTTGACTAATGGGTGAGATGTGTTGAAAAGTGATACACCATCTCCTCCTGTTTGACCAGTGAAGCCTTCATTAAAAAGGGCTGCACCTTTGACTTCCTTAGTATGTTGGAAACTCCTAGCAAGTGCTTTAGTATAACGAGCAGATAATGAATCATAAAGATTATCTTCTACAGCTTCTTCAGTGATTGAGAAACCAAGAGCGATAGTCTCGTGTGTGTATCTACTTGTGTGTACTTCTTGTGCATCGTCAAATGCAATCGCAGCACCTTCATCTTTGATAGGAGCAGATCCAAAACCACTGAGTTTTGTCTCTTCTTCAAAAGACCTCTCAGAATTTTCTGTCTCAAAAGATTGCTTCCACTCTTCAGGATATCTTGCATATTCTAAACCGAATAGTGCATTCAAGCCCGGTAGAAGTTCTTTCATGAGTTGACTTCTAGCTATTGCCATATTATGTCACTCCCTTAAGTTATTGGATCTGTCAAGAAGGCATTTTCAGCAGGGCTTAACATCACAACTAAGTCTGTGTATGTATCGCCTACAGAAGATCCCGGTCTATTAACAAAGTCCACGATTTTGAATAACTCACCACCAACAGAAGCTGTTGAAGCATCTGCCTGAAGACCTGAATTACCAGTTGTTGTATTTCCAGAAGAGGTCTGAACAAGGTCTATTGTCATACCTAAACTAGTTTGTGCGACCGCACCATCTGCTTGCACTTCGTAAAGTGTATGCGGATGTACTGCTACTACAGCTTTAATATCAGAAGCAGAGATACTGCCCGGATAATGTTGCTTAAAAGTAGGCTGTGAAGTATTAGGGTCTGTGTAGGATACACCTAAAAAGACACCAATTGGGTTTACTTCACTTGCTGCAGTTTCTCTCACAAGATAACCATCATCTGTAGAGTTTGCAACGTCTGCAAAGCCGACTACATCCCCATTGAAGATTGCTGTGCTGTAACCAGATTTGATTAAATATTCTCTAGTTGATCCAGCAAACGGCATTCCTCCAAGGATTCCTATCGGCTTCAAGCCACGAGGGGCTGAAGTTGTACTCATAGTACATTCTCCCTAAGGTTAAAGTTAAAGTTAAAGTTAAGATCCCTTGCCAAATGAAACCCTACTATCTCTAGTTGGATTATTAATTGGCATTCTAGGATTGGATTCCCTCATCAAAGCATTGTCAACGCTTCTCATAGCTTCAGCGGACTGATTTCTATAATGTTCATTACGTTGCTTTGCCATGTTTTCAGGCATCCTGCAAAGAAGCAAACCTCCGACTTCTACCTTTCCTTTAAAACGTGGTTTTGGATCTAAGACCAAATGTGCCATTTCTGGAGCGTCTTCGATAGGTACGGCTTCCCAACCCTCTCTTAATTTCTTACTATAGTTTGTTGGATCGTCTTGACCCTGCGTAGAAATGCGAACCCACTTAAAAGACCATCCGTCTTTTGGATGTGGATCTGGTAAAAGGTTTGGTGGAGACCATGATTGATTGCGTTCCTCATTCTCTCGCTTCTCAACAGAGCGTGGGGATCGTTTTGCTTGCTTGGTATCGGACATATTAATTCCTCTCTAGTGCGGCAAACTGCTTGGCGTATTCCTGTAACGGAACTCCAAGCCGATTGGCGACAGCAACTTGGCTGGGTGTTAATCGAACTTTGCGAGATTTACCAGTTTGGTTTCCTCCCGGTGTAACAACAGTTGAATGTTCAGTAGATTTGGGTGTCGATGTACCCCCAAACTTACTTGGAAACTCTTCCCTCATTCGTCTGTCAATCATTTCATAATAATTTTCAGACTCTGCTGTAATTCCTTTTTTGACTAATTCATCATGAATAGCATAGGCTGCGTTTGTCATTACCATATCTTGGTTAAACCAAGTATTGTCTGCCGCCCACTCAACTGCTCTTTGATCAGGTGGTGGTGCAACTACAGGCAATTCCTGTTGCTCAAAGTTTTTAGGATTGGCGTAATCCTTCATTTTATTTAAGTCAGACGTTTGAGATGCAGCCTTGACCATTTTTTCCTGAGCTTCTACAATCTTATCTGCATCGCCTTCTTCATAAGCTTTTTTATAAGCAGTCTTTGCATTTTCTATGTCAGCGTTAATTCTGTGTTCCATTTCGTTAGCAGATATAGATGAAAAACTTTTAGACTGTTGTCTAAGCTTATTATTCTCATCCATAACTTTTTTAGCTACGTTATAGTATTCATCACGCTGACGTTCAGCTTCACGCTGACGATGTGTTAGCTCATCAATTCTTTTTTGATATTTAGTTGGCTTCTTAGTTTCTGCTTTTTGTTCAGCTTCAACTTCAGGAGCTTCCTCTGTTTCAACAGTTTCAGTCTCAACAGACTCTTCAACTACTTCAACTTCTTTTTCTTCTTCACTCATGTTGTTGCCCTCGACACTTTAGTTGGATCATCTAATGTTGCTAAAATAGCATCATCGTTTAACAAACGCATTTCCACATTGTCATATTCAAATCTATGACCAGAGTATTTAGAGATAAGAACCCAATCGCCCTTTTTGCACCAAGGGCCGCTTTCAAATCTTCTATCTGTATCTGGATATGCGTCATCACCTACATCAATAACCTTGCCAACTATTGAAGCTACATCTTCTCTAGTCTTGGTTGTAGTAGGTAAATAAACTCCACCTTTAGTTGCATCTT